GAAGAAGCTGTTTATGCGCGGCCGGGATATGGAAACACTTATTGCGCGTAACGCAAAGCAGAAGATCGATGAGGAGTATTATCCTCTTCTCGATTACCTTTCCCTCAACCGTGAAACTTTTGACGTTCTGGATGAACAAGGGCGTCGTGTTTTTATTGAAGAATATCTGAAGGACAACTATGGACGAAAAGATTGATACTACCGGCCCGGACGCATGTCTGGAAGTTTGCAACGTTCTGGTCGATTCGATCAACGCGATGCGTAAAGAACTGAAGGACATTTACACGGATGCTGAATTGCCACTGGCTGAACGCTGGTATTTCTTCTGCAAGGTTCCCGGTGAACTGCAGGAGATTGATCCGTCGATTTATCGCTTCACTGAGTGGGAAGCAAAGAATGGTCGTATCGAATGGTACGAAAATTTCGACATCGATAAGTATCAGGAAGTGAGCTTCATCGATCTGATTGAAGACCAGATTGCTAGCTACTTCTACGAGGATGGTGAGTTGGTTACTGGAGATGCGCTCGAGGAAGCTCTGGCGGATATGAAACCGTTTACTCCAGATAACCTTGAATCGTTTAAGGAAGCTGTCCTGAATTCGGGATATCATGGCTTTATTTTTGATTGGTAAAAATGACAACATGGGTAACTAGTGACCTGCATTTCGGTCACGCTAACATCCTCAAGTTCAATCCGGCAACCCGGAAGTACGAGACGATTGACGAAATGAACGAACGCTTCATTCAAGAATGGAATACCAAGGTCGCGCCTGACGACACGGTCTTCATTCTGGGTGACTTTGCGTTCCTGGCTGGCGAAAAGGCCGCTGACATTGCGATGCGCCTGTTCGGTAAGAAGGTTCTGATTGTGGGGAACCACGATAAGAAACTGCTGCAATCGGACCGGTTCCGCAAGCAATTCAAGGACATCCGCGACTACCTGGAAGTGGACTATACCTTGGAAGACCCACGACCAGGCGAACCGACCAAGCCTATCAAGTTGGTAATGTTCCACTTCCCGATTGCGGAATGGAATCAGTGCCATCGTGGCGCGGTCCACCTGTACGGACATCTTCATGGTGCGCACAGTGGCCTGGAAAACTATCGTGCCGTTGACGTTGGAGTTGACTCTGGCGTTTTTGGTGATGGTGCGGTCGTTCGTAAGATGGACGATGTCGTGGGATACGCACTGACTGGTGAAATCAAGACACACGGATCGGATTAATGGGTGCTCCTACTTTGACCCTCCTGCGTGGCATCCCTGGTTCGGGAAAGTCCACGTTGGCCTCGATGCTCCGTCTCAACTGGGCATCGCAGGGATTTGTTTCGTCTCACTACGAAGCGGACCAATACTTCATGGAAAATGGAGTATACGTCTTCGATCGTCAGAAGCTGCGCCAGGCTCATTCCTGGTGTCAGCAATCTACCATCGATGCTTTGGCTCGTGGTGAACACGTTATCGTCTCGAATACCTTCACGACCCTCAAGGAACTGAAGCCATATTTTGAGATGATCCATGCTTATGGTAAGCAACCTACGGTCCTGGTTTGCCAGACGAACTGGGGCAACGTGCATGGTGTTCCTGACGATGTTCTGGAGGCGATGATTGATCGCTTTCAGTATGACATTTCGTCCTTGCTAGAGCAGCTGCCTGACTGAAACACTCCGGACGGTTATAATAGAGTAACCGTCCTTTAATGAAAGAACACAATGACTCTCCAATTTGATATTGAAATCCGTAAAGAAACCAAGCGCGCCAAGCAAGAAGCCTGGAAGAAACTTGGTCCTGCCGTTATCGAGCGACCGCTGCGCTACATCAAGAAGCAAATGAGTTCCTATCAGACGAACGAAAAGACCGGCAAGCAAGAGTTGGTGATTTCGCCGGTCTACTTTATGGCCAAGGACTTCGCCGATGCAGGCGATGGTGAGGCCGTCAAGACGATGGCTCGTATCGTTTTCCGTAACGGAGCAATCTAATGGTTACGCCATTCTTCGAAACATATCTGAAGCTTGGCGTGTACAAGGATGATCCTTGGATGCGTATGGTCAATGATCTCCTGAACCCACCAATCCACATGCAAGCGACCGCCATTGCGGACCAGTCCTAATGTTCATGTTCGATATTGAGACGGCAGGTGTTGAATCTACTGCCGTTGTTCTCTCTGCTGCCATGATCTATTGGTCACATGAAGAGGACTTCACCTATACGGACCTAATTAAACGAGCCAAGTTTGTTAAGTTCGATGCACAGGAACAGATTAAGAAGTACAAGCGTATTACGGATAAGTCGACACTGCAATGGTGGTCCGAACAATCTGAACACGCTCGTAATATGAGTCTCGTTCCACACGCGCTGGATCATGACGTTGACGAAGGCATGGACGCTCTTCGTGACTACTACAAGAACTCGCCAGTCAAGAGTGACACGATCTGGGTTCGTGGTAGTCTGGACCAGCTTGCTATTGATTCCCTAACGCGTGCTGCAGGCATTCCTGATCTGGCTAAATTCTGGGTCTATCGAGACGTTCGTACTGCGGTGGACCTGCTTTGCGAAACGGCGAAGAATGGTTACTGCGATGTGCCAGGCTTCGATAAGACCGAAGTCAAGAAGCACGATCCAGTCCATGACTGTGCATACGATATTATGCAACTCCGTTACGGAAAGTAACACAATTGTTAAAGTGATATCTCGTCATGTTTCCACCGGAACCTTCCACACCACAATGTGGGCAGATTTTCATCTTAAGATTTCGTGGGCGTGATGAGATTTCTTTATAAAATTCTATAGAATGCGTCCCTCTGGGTTTACCTGAATTGTTTATCCATTGACGTTTTGGAAGCGCTTCTTGGATTGCCGTTTTATGTTGTTTTGACCAAATTCTACCTTTCGACCAACTCGGACCAGGGTCTTCATAAAACATTTTGGTGATCTTGCCATTGTTCCATAATTTACCGCGCTTACCTTTTCTTCCTTGTCCAAATCGTCCTGTTCCATTAGCGAAAGCCAAGTTGATATAAAGTGGTGATTTGACAACATTTAATTTCTTTTGAAGTGATAATTCCTTATCATACGCTTCTTCTCGAGTTGAATGCTGTGAAATTATTCTAGTTGAAAACAGTTCTGGGTGATTGAGTATTTCATAATTCCAAGTTGCCTTGTACTGATTAGAAATGACGGAACCCCGATAGCCCTCATTTAGTCTGTCGATAGACGATGAGCCGATATAAAATGGTGGTAATTGATTGCCACGATACATTGTAAGATATACACAAAACATGAGATATTTAACGGTTGATATTTTCTTCGAAACTGATGACGAATTGGATCAAATTGTAAATGGGCTCCGTACCACGATTGAACGTGAACCTATCGTCGCTGAAAACGGAATTTCATATACACTCATCGAAAATGACGAAGAACTTATGAATGAATCTTTCTGTTTGGGTCTATGTTATATGGAACTAGAACAACAAGGTATTGAATATCCCTTCGAGATTGGTGTGGTAGAATTGGATGAACCGCCAAAGAAATTCAAATGATCTTCCTACAATTCAACGTTTATACAGGTCGTGGTGGACATTCTACCCACAACTTCCTGGTTGAAGGAAACTTCAAAACGCTGCCAGTTGATATAACTTCGCGAGCAGCGTTGGTTATCGACGCAGTCAACCAGATCGATATGTTCAAGTCTCGATCGTCTCTAACTGTGGCGCAAGACCTTCCTGCTCTGGTGAAACTTGTAAATGAACTCTATGCCTGAAGACCAAGCTAAGTTATTCTGGGAACGGTTCATTGCAGAACTGAATCGTGTCCAGCCCATCAAAGGCGACAATGGCCACATCAGTTTCCTCGGCAGTATTTCGTCATATCGCAAAATCTTTATGGCTGCCAACAAGAGCGAACAGTAAACGCTGTTACTAGCCAATCCCTCCAAGACCGGTTACAATAAGAGGTAGCCGGTCTTTTACCTTTTGGAGATTAATGACACAAGACAACTATCTAAACGTATTCCAGTATGGTAATCAAATCCTTGAACGTGGTTATTTCCGTAATGGCGAACGCTTCATGCGCAAAGTCAAGTACGAGCCAACCTTGTTCACGGATGCCAAGAAGTCAGGTGTAACTTCTGACTGGAAAACACTTGAGGGTAAAACGGTCTATCCAGTCAAACCTGGAAGTATTAAAGACTGTAAGAACTTCATCGAACAATACAAAGATGTC